TAGCCAATAACGAATTTTTTAAAACTCTTGATGAAAGAGATCAAAACGATTGGTTAGAACAAAAAGAAACACTTTGTGTATATGAATGCACTCCTCTTGAAGCAACTCAAATTTTTAGAAATATTAATAAAACAACACCAGTCAATAATATTGAAATGCTTATGGCGCATGAAGTATCACCATTTGCAAAAGTGATTCGATCACAAACTAAAAAATATTATGAATATAAAGAAGAAGGACAAGACTGTCACAAGTTATTTAACTTAAAATTAAATAATAAAGATGAACAGGTGCCTGAATGTTTTACTAACACTGCAATCAATCCACGTCGTAAGTGGGATGAATGGGTTGCGTTTGCCTTTGGTATGATTGTTGCTGATGACGCAATAAATTATTCCATTCTTAATGATCTTACAGATGATTTAACTTTTCAACCAACAAGCGCTCAATTAAAAAAATTGAAATCTTTTTTAGATTTAGCGTATGATTGTAAACCTTCAAGCGGATACAATGACGTTAAACTAGCTTCATTTCTTATGGTTTATAGAGAACTAAATGGAAAGGTCGTTGATCGTTCAAAGTTTGCAAAAGAACTTTGGAAAGCTCATACGCGGGTTGTTGGCAACTCTAGTACATATTTTTCTGAAGAGCAAAAGAAAGAATATCGCACAATGCTAAATAACTATTTTGATCCAATCGGCATGACTACAGTTGCACAAGCAATTATTAGTCAAATGGATATAGGAACTAATGTTCTCAACACAGCAGCCAGAACTCTTTCAAAATCGCAAAGAATTGAATTGCTCGAACTTCAAGGTGGTGTATGCGCTATCGACGGTGAAGAACTTGATATTGACGAAGCTGAATACGGTCACACTGTAGCGTATTCACTTGGTGGTACAGACGGAGTTATGATTCGTAGAATCCACAATAGAAAAATGGGACAAATGTCGATTGATGATTATAAGAAAACTTACGGGTATACAACACACTAAAAATGTGGTATAATTATTGCATAAGGAGACTAATATGAAAGAATCACTCAAGATCCTGCAGAAAGCTGCAGAAGTACAAACCAAAAAAGGTAATGATTACCAGAACCCAAACTCTCGTGTCAAGCAAGCTATGTACTATCCACGTGGCTGTGCTACTATCCTTGACACTATGGCTGCTAAGATCCTACGTATGCAGTCAGTCCTTGAAGCTATGGAACTTGATCCAAACTATGAGCCTAACTTCGAAAGCCTCGAAGACTCATGTATCGATATCATCAACTATGCCTCATTCTTTGCTGCATACATGAATGGTGGCATCGATGGCCAAGATCCTATGCGTGACTTTCTAAACCGTCCAAATCGAGTAAACTATGAAAATGAATAATTTGCCAGACTATATCACAGTTATTCTTGCTAAAGTGTTTATTCTAGCTGCATTCGTAATGGGTATGATCAGCCTTGCAATCGAAGTATACAATGGGACCCTTCCGCTATGAAACTGAATAATGTAAATGATGTACGCGAGTTCTTTATCGGTGAGTTGAATGATGAAGCATTCACTATCGATAAGACAGGCCAAAAGACAATTGAAATGATTGGTGCTTCCTTTATTGCTGATGAACCAGCTATCTTTGGTACACCAAACAAAGAATATATTGATGCAGAAATCAAATGGTATGAATCTCAGTCTACTAACATTCTTGATATTTACGGAGTAGATGGAAACCCACCAGCTGCTTGGCAATATTCTGCTAATGATAATGGTGAAATCAATTCTAACTACGGTCACTTGATCTGGTCTGATAAGTACTTCAATCAGTACGGTCAGGTCCTTGATGAGTTACTTGAGAACCCCGATGGTCGTAGAGCATCTATGATCTATAACCGTCCGTCTATCTGGGTAGAGTTTTGTGAAAACCATAAGAATGACTTTATCTGCACTAATGCTGTTACCTATTACATCCGTGATGGTTTACTCCACTGTGTAGTACAAATGCGTTCTAACGATGTCATCTTTGGTTATAAGAATGACTATGCCTGGCAGCTACATGTACTTGAAAAGTTATGCTGGGACTACAACAACCTTGATCGTTATGTTGAAGGCCGTGTTATCGAACCCGGTATGATTATGTGGCAAGTACAGAACTTACACGTATATGAAAGACATTTCCATCTGGTAAAATAATGAGTAAGCTTATTCAAATCACCGATATTCTCGAGACTAAGATAAGAAAAGAAAAAGAACTAGCGTACTATCAGGAAGAGCTTGAGAAGTTAAAACAAAAAATGTTCTTTATACAAAAAGACATTGACATCACAAACATAATTATCGATATGATAGAGAAAGAAAAAGTGTACGACGTGAAACAAAACTTGATCGAGAAAAAAGATGGATAAGTGGGATTCACGATACCTCAACCTTGCAAAGGAAGTCAGTACTTGGTCAAAGGATCCTTCTTCTAAGATTGGCGCCGTAGCCATCGGATCCAAGGGTCAAGTGCTTGCTCAAGGTTACAACGGCTTTCCTCGTGGTATCAATGACTCACCTGCTCGTATGAATGTAAAAGAAACAAAGTACAAATATGTGGTTCACGCAGAGCAGAATGTAATATATAATGCAACATATAACGGTGTGTCTCTTGATGGATCGACTCTATACGTATGGGGACTACCCGTTTGTTCTGACTGTGCTAAGGGAGTTATTCAAGTCGGAATCAAACGCGTAGTCATGCCACTCGGTAGCTATCCGGATCATTGGGTTGAGTCCTTCACTCAGACATCCTCTATGTTTGAAGAAGCTGGAATTGAATATGAGTTTATCGAAATCTAGAATTATCTTTGTAGGAATGAATCCTTCAAAGGTATCAGTGAGTAAGTCAAAGGGATCAGCATACAAGCGGTTCCATAGTTGGTTGGATCATTTGGATCTCAAACATGTCTCCTTCACCAACTTATCATTCGATCCCGAATGGGATTTTAAATTTAAGACGTTTGACCATAATTTGCTATGTACAAGTCTTGAAAACTATGATAAGATTATCGTATGGGGTTCAATGGTATCCAACTATATGAAGCGTCTTGGTTATGCTGATCACTTTGTCTTACCACATCCTTCCCCTCGAAATCGTAAACTAAACGATCATAAATACGTACATAATGTTTTAAATGAATGCAAGGAATATATTAATGACTAAGATTGCAATTATTCTTGGACGTGGCACCGAAGGTTGTGGTGTTACTCAGTGCGCAATCCAAATGCAAAAGGTTACAGACGCCGCTATCTTTTCGGCTATGGATAAGAAGTGGGGTAGAGCCAAAGGACTTGAGATCGAGCAAAAAGAATTTATGATGGGAACAGACTGGGAAATCACAGCTGACCTGATTAATCGTGATTATGACTTAGCTGTCATCTATTCAGTACCGTCTAAAGGACACCCACAAGATTGTCAGGACAACTTTGTTCCGTTCTTACAACGATTGAATATTCGTAAAGCTTTTATTAATGTTGACCATAAAGCAGCATCAATTGCACGTAACGCCAACCTCAAAGAGGTATGTGAAAGTGTTGATGTGATTATGACTCACTCACTCAATAACGACTTCTCAAAGTTTATGAATAAGAATAAGATCCAGACTCCATTAACAAAGATGGGTCTGGGTTTTGACTATGACGGCCACAGACAAAAGTACTGGCGTCCTATCGAAGAACAACAACACAACATGGTTCGTTGGATTGGTCGTACTGCTATGTGGAAAGGCCCTAGCCTGATGATTGACTTCCACCAAGATGCTTTGATGGAAGAAGGATTCATTACTGTACTTGAAGGACTCGAAGCTTCTATTCAATATCCTTTAGTTCTGTATCGTGATAATAAAGAAGAAAAGCCAGTAGATCGTCGTCTAGTGGAAAACTACTTCCGTCCAGAAAAGCAATTCAACGAAGTCAAGTTTACACCGGACTTATACGGTAAAGAAGAAATGGGAAGAGGTGCTTATCTCTATCCTCAATATATAAATGATGAGGCAATGATGCGGATGGCAAGATCTGCGTTTGGCTCAGACCTGTACCACCTGAAAGCAGAAACTTATGGTGACAACATTGAGAACTGCCATGCAGAATGTATTGCATCCGGCACCGTTCCACTGTTCCATAAACACTTCTGTGATAACGTCATACATAAAGTACAGGGTAAACCAATTAGTCAATGCAAAGACTCCGGCACAATCGGCGTTGACTACTCTAACTTTTATGAGTGCCAAGACATTATGACTCAACTTAAAAATGATCCTGCGATGAGAGATGATTGGAGAGAGATGGCATTTGAATTTTGGAAACAACACTCAGACGCTGAGCCAGTTGTAACTGAAATTGTTGATCTCGCTTTAAACACTACTAGCAACCAACCACAAGGACTCGAGGAATTCTTTCAATGAAAATACTAATTACAGGAATCGCCGGCATGATCGGCTTTCACTCAGCACGATACTTTGCATCTCAAGGATGGGAAGTCTGTGGTGTTGATAACTTTAACTCGTACTACGATCCACAACTAAAAGAAGATCGTGCAGAAATCTTACGTAAAGAACATAGCATTCCGATCTTACGTAGTGATATTCAAGACTTCCATAAGCACGTCAAGGGTAATCCAATTCTAGACAACGTTGATGTAGTCTTACACCTTGCAGCGTATGCAAACCCACGGCATTCATTTGAACAACCACAACATTATATTGACACTAATATCACCGGCACTCAGCGTATTATTGAAGTGTTGGAAGAAATGGATATTCCTATTGTCTATGCATCAAGCTCTTGTGTAATGCATGGTCAACCTTTGCCTTGGAACGAACACGATCGTCCAGCTCACCAGAACAATCCGTACGGTTGGTCCAAGCGTGCGAATGAATGTCAGTTTATGCATTCAAAGATTAAACGTTCAGCTGGTCTACGATTCTTTACTGTGTATGGACCCTACGGTCGACCAGACATGGCACTCTTTAAGTTTACAGATCTTATCGTAAAAGGTAAACCAATTGACCTGTACAACTACGGTGACATGAAACGTGACTTTACATATGTAGATGATATTGTTCAGGGTATTGGTCTTGTTGTTGATAAGGTTACGTCAGATACCGACACGTATCATGAGATATATAATATCGGATACGGACAACAGGTACAGC